TCGGTACCATTTGCGAACAATGATGGGTTGGTTTGAAATGTTTGAGGACTGGGAAAATTACTTGAAATGTGCCGTCATATTCCATGAATACGATAGGCTGTTGAAAAAAGAACTTAAGGAGCGCAACACATGACTTACATGACAGCAGTTATCGTTGTGTTGGCTCTAGCGATTGCTGTTGTCAATGCATTATTGTTTTTGGTTCTTGGATTTATTTTTTATGGGTTGATGCAAATTGATTAAAGAAAAAGACATAAACGACGCGGTGGATTATCTCTACACACACGGTAGGAAATATGCTGAAGCAAAAGCTCATCGCACTTATCTCGAAGAGTATCGCAAATCGCAAAAGAGCATGCTGATGAAGGCGGCCATGTCAGGAGGCATTAAAACGGTCGCGGCGGCTGAGATTGAAGCCTATTCTGACCCGAGCTACATTGAGCTGTTAAAAGGGCTAGAAGCGGCCGTAGAAGCCGAGGAAACGTATCGATGGGGGTTGATATCGGCTCAAGCCAGAATCGACGTATGGCGATCACAAGAAGCTTCCAACAGGACTATGGATAGGGCGGTGGCATGAACGGCTCTTACACGGCAAAAGAAAAATGTTGGGTTGGCAAGGTTAAAGAGCAACCTTGCTCTGTATGTGGCCAAGCAGGCCCCAGTGACGCACACCACATTAAGCAAGGAAAACACTTTACTGTGGTGGCTTTATGCAAGTCCTGCCACCAAGGCTCAATGATGGGTTGGCATGGACAGAAACGTGCATGGGCTATAGCTAAGATGGACGAGCTAGACGCCTTGAACATAACAATCAAAAACGTATTTACTAGTTTAACTAGTAGTTAATTTACAACATTAGGGTTTGTCCCTACAAAATAATTTAAATAGTTCTTGCAAGACTCTAACTTTGAGTTATACTTTCCTTACCGCAACAGATAGCGGGTTTAACCAAAAAGGAAATTATCATGATTACAGAAACTCAAGCAACTATCCAAGCTCTCGCAACAGTAGAGTCTTTAGCCAACGACATTGATGCACTCTATGTGCTCGACCAACAAGCCAAAGCATTGGCTGACAAAGTCAAAGAATTAAAAGCTTCCATCGCTAACAAGTACGATGTAGGCACACACAAAGGCGAGTTGCACTCAGTCAACGTCGCTCTCTTTGAAGTCAAGGGTACAGTTGACTATCAAGCTCTCTGTGTTGCATACGGTATCACAGAAGAAGTTCTCAACACCTTCCGCAAAGAAGGCCGTGCTGACATCCGCGTTACCCCCAAGAAGTAAATTTAATGCCCCTTCGGGGGCTATAAGGAGATATTCATGAGCGACTCAGTAAGAATTCAAGCAGATGAAAATCGTGCGGTTTATGTTGGACAATTTGATCAAGACATTTGGTTGTCAATCCAAGTGCATGGCGGTGGCGCTCACTGCGTCATCCCACGCGATGAAGCATACAAGATGCTCAAGACCTTGCACGAGTTGCCTGGACAGATGGAAGAAGCATGAACAAGATCGAATTTGGCGATAACAGAAAGACCATGAAAAGATGGGCTGAGGAGGGTGTCAAGGTTCAAACTTGCATCACCTCTCCTCCTTACTATGGACTCAGGGACTATGGTACTGGGACATGGCTTGGAGGCGATCCAGATTGCTCTCACAAGCGTGATTCCAAGCACTCAGACAAAACCATAACTGGACATGCTAATCCTGACCTCGTGGTTGGTGATGCCATCTACAGGTCAAGTTGCTTGAAGTGCGGAGCAGTCAGAGAGGATTTGCAGCTCGGGCTTGAGGAGACTCCAGAAGAGTACGTTGCCAACATGGTAGACGTTTTCAGGCACGTAAAAGACATACTGGCTGACGATGGCACGCTTTGGTTGAATATAGGTGATAGTTATGCGGGGTATCATGGCAACAAAAATTCCACCTATGAAAATGCGCCAAGCAACAAGAATGGTTATTTTGAAAATCAACGAAAAACATTGGTAAACCATAATTACATCAAGAACAAAGACCTAATTGGTATTCCATGGATGCTTGCATTTGCTCTCAGGGCGGATGGTTGGTATCTCAGACAGGACATTATCTGGCATAAGCCTAATCCTATGCCCGAGTCCGTCCAAGACCGTTGTACCAAGGCACACGAGTACATCTTTTTACTGAGCAAGTCAAAAAAATATTATTTTGACCACGAAGCAATCAAAGAACCCGTTCAAGAGGATTCAATATTAAGGATGCAAAGAGGAGTCAGTGACACGCATAAAAATGTGAACGGAGCGCCTGGTCAAACTCCGCATTCTATGAATAAGCCTAGAAAAAATATGAAAAATTTACAACCTGACGGGCAGTCACCCAACAGTTTTCATAAGAGCAGACAAAATGGCGAGCCTGATGTTATTTATGAAAACAGAAATAAACGGTCAGTATGGACGGTGACTACCAAACCTTATTCAGGAGCGCATTTTGCGGTGTTCCCAAGCGATTTAATTGAGCCATGCATACTTGCAGGTGCACCAAGCGGTGGAATCGTTCTAGACCCGTTTATGGGTTCTGGCACAACTGCACAAGTTGCACAACACTTGGGTAGACAGTACATGGGATGTGAATTAAATTTGGCTTACAAAAAGTTACAGGATCAAAGACTTGCACAGGCATCTTTTATTTTTGAATGAGGAACAAAATGAAAACAGATTACGTATACACACCTGCAGGAACAGATATATCCATTCGTTGGAAGGCGATGGGATGGGTTCCACCCAGTGAGCAAGTCGAGTATCAGAAGAAGTGGAAATACTACCAAGAGTTGCCCATGCGCAAGTTGGACGACCATGCCAAGCAAGAGTATGAAGCGGTTATGCGCAAAGCTAAAGTAGCAAGGATTAAATAATGGGCTTTTCATCCAGAATATCACCCACCAACAGAATCCGCGAACAAATCAATTTAAGGGATTTAATTGATAAGCATGGTTTGGCTCTACCCATTGAGCCGAACTTCGAAGAACCACAAGAGGATATTTCGGAAAGTCCACAATTGGCTATCCATGCAAATCTTTATGTGTTCAGCGGTCACACATTGGCCAACCTAGTGGACGAAATTGTTGAGTTTGCCTACCAAGAGACATTCAACATGATCAAACGGAAAATGCAATTCATGGAGGAAAACGAATAATGGAAAAGAAAGAACTAAGCCCACTGGCCAAGCAATTGTTGGGCGGCGCGGGCCACATTGAAGTATTCACACAAGCTGAGTTTGACGATGCCCTTGCGGTCGCCAAAGCCGAGATCATGATGGTGGCCATAGAAACCACTAAAAAGGCCATACAGATCGAAAGAGACGCTTGTGCTGAACTTGCCCTTGAATGGAGCCAAGAAGAGCTCTCAGTGGCTATACGCAACCGTATGAAACCAAAGGAGACAGAATGAAGAAGTTTATCCAAGACATGCAAGATCGCACAGGCATTCACTGGGGTTTGATGGTTGTCTACATGATGGCCGCCGCAGTGATTCTCATGGACATGATGATTTGGAGGCCCAATTGAGCCAAGAAGACGAAAAGGCATCAGAAATCTACGCACAGCTCAATCCTCACATTCAAAATATATTGAGCAAGATTATGGAGAAGGAGGGCCCAGAGGTCTTCCTGACCATCGTCACCAACATGGCTGTGGAGCTCATGGCTTTGGCTATGATCACAGTCAGAATCAATCCAAACGTGAAGGAAAAGCAATTCAGCTTTGACCACATGATGGGGTTGTTAATCCAAGACATTAGGGCCAGATACGACACAGCCGAATCTTCCTATGAGATGCACGAGAAGATTGAAAAAAGCGGGCCTATGGGCATGGCTGACGAGATGTTTATCTGTAGACCATTAAATTAGGGAAAACACCTAAAAAATAGTTGACACAAACTCTAACTCTGAGTTATACTGTAGTCACTGCAACAGAGCAGGTTTATAACAAGGAGTTAGAAATGTCATACACAGCAGTAATCGAAGCAAGAATCGCAGGTATCCCATGCAAGGTAGGCGTAACACACTTTATGCATCATGCAGGTAGTTACAGCTATCACGCCGCGAGTGATTACGATTATGAAGGCTATACAGAGATTGAGTTCGAGGTGTTAGACCGCAATGGCCGCAAGGCACCTTGGCTAGAGCGCAAAATGTCCGATAAGGACGTTGTTGCAGTTGAAAGCAGTATCATTAAGTATTTCGAAGAAGAGGCAGAGTATGACTATTGAGGACTTTAAACCAATGATCAAGATGGCCGTGGAGGACACGGTCAAATCACGCACATTGATCGCATATTGCGACTACATTGCGTACCAGATTCAAAAGAACCTCAAAGCCTTGGACACACAGAACGACAAGCTGTTGGCCAGTGTAGGCAATATGAAGTTCGACGCAACCGACGACGGCAAGTTCCTATCAACAAAGAAAACCATCATGGTAGAAGACCGCTACGGTAAGAAGTACAAGATCACTGTGGAGGAAGCGTAAAGTGGTTACAAAGAAAAAAACAGAGCCCAAATTTGCAATGCCGCAAGAGGTTAAGGAATGGATTGATCGGGCTCACGCAACCATGAACCACCAGAAGGGTGAGATCGAGCGCTTAAAAGCCGAGAACAAGGAGCTCAAGAGCTATAAGAAGTGGGCTGAGAACCGCATATTGCGCAGTGACCAAGAGGAGTAATACAATGAGACTGCACACGAGCTGTGCATTCTTTGCAGTTGCCTTGGGTAAGGCAATACTTTAGGGAGAGCTAAACACTCTCCCTTTTTTTTGAAAGATGCAAATGAACTACGAATTGAAAGAAATTGAATTGACATTCACATGCAAGCTCGCAACCTTTGAGCTAGACATTATTCTGCAACGCCGAGAACAAATCTTCCAAGCAATGAAAGACGGCTTGGATGAAGAAATCATAGGAATAGCAGTAAGCGCTGAAGAGCAATTAACATTATCAGGAACAAAGTGAAGATATTCACCTAAATCTATGTTTCAGTTACACTCTGCATAATGCGCCTATTTGGTGAATATCGATACTTGTAAGCGCTTACTAACATAGTATCTAAAATAGACAAGTTTAGAGGAGAAGATCATGGCAGAGGGAAAGAAGACAGGCGGTAGGCTAGCTGGAACGCCCAACAAGGCCACCGCAGAGGCTAGACAAGCCATAGGTGCTTTTGTTGATGGAAACGCTCACAGGCTCACTGAGTGGCTCGACAAGGTTGCTGACGGTGTAAAAGGAGAGGTGCAAAATAAAGATGGCGAAATTGTTGAGGTATATGTTGTCCCACCAAATCCAGCCAAAGCATTCGACATGTTTCAAAGTGTGGTTGAGTATCACGTTCCAAAGTTGGGAAGAACAGAAGTATCTGGGAAGTTTGATATGGACGTACAGGCTGATGTTCACATGAACGTGTTTGGCGAGCTCCTCAAGGCTATCAAGATGCAAAGGCAAGCTGAATGAGTGTCGTTGACGCAATACTAGATGACGAACCAACTCTTTTTGAAGAGTTTAAGAAACTCACCCCTGTCAATCAGATAGCCTTCAATTGGCAGATGAAGTGGCTCAAGGCGGCCCACAAGCACCAGATTGAGCCCGCAGGGGATTGGTGGGCCATATGGCTCATGCTTGCAGGCCGTGGAGCAGGCAAGACCCGCGCGGCGGCGGAGACCCTAGCATCATGGGCGTGGAATCAACCCAACACGCGGTGGCTTGTGTCAGCCCCTACCAGTGGCGACGTGAAGGGCACATGCTTTGAAGGCGATTCTGGCCTGCTTTCCATTATCCCCAAGGAGCTCGTGGCCGACTACAACAAAGCCCTTCACGAGATCAAGCTAGTCAATGGCTCATTCATCAAAGGCATCCCTGCATCGGAACCAGAGCGTTTCCGTGGCCCCCAGTTCCACGGCGGATGGTTGGACGAGTTGGCCGCGTGGGAATACCTCCAAGACTCATGGGACATGATCCAATTCGGCATCCGATTGGGTAAGCACACCAAGCTGATTTGCTCCACCACACCTAAGCCCAAGGACTTGATCCTTGATTTGGTTGGGCGCGAAGGCGACGACGTGGTGGTGACCAAAGCTTCCACCTACTCCAACATTGCCAATCTGGCTCCATCGTTCCAGAAGCAGATTCTTCAGTATGAAGGCACCAACCTTGGCCGCCAAGAGATCCACGCCGAGCTCATCGACATGGAGGAGTCTGGCATCGTCAAGCGTACATGGTTCCGACTCTGGCCTGATGGTAAGCCCTTCCCCAAGCTTGAATACATCATTCAGAGCTACGATTGCGCTACATCCGACAAGACATACAACGACCCCACTGGCTCGATCACTATGGGCGTGTTTAAGCCTATGGATGGCGGTATGTCGGTGATGATCCTAGACTGTTGGCAAGAGCACCTCCAATACCCTGACCTGCGTCCCAAAGTGCTCGATGAGTACGAGTCAGTCTTCGGCGAAGGACGGGACAAGAAGCTTGTGGACTTGGTTCTGGTGGAGGACAAGAGCGCAGGCATATCACTCATTCAAGACTTACAGAGGGCGCATCTGCCTGTGCATGCGTATAACCCTGGTAAAGCGGACAAAGTCCAACGCCTATCCATTGTGGCCAATATCATCAAAGCAGGGCGCGTGTGGGTGCCTGAGTCCAGTAAACGCAAAGGCTTCGTCCGTGACTGGGCTGAAGGCATGGTGAGCCAGATCTGCTCCTTCCCTGAGACCGCACACGACGAGTTCGTGGACTGCATCAGCCAAGGGCTCCGATACCTGCGTGATGCAGGATGGATCAGCATCGATGCACCACCTCGTGAAGAGCTCATGCAAGAGGACATCGACGACGCAGAACTCTACAACAGGAAGGGTCGATCAAACCCCTACTCGCAGTGAGGAATACTAGTTTAACTAGTAATCAATTAGTTTTACTAGTTTAACTAGTAATCAATTTGTATTAAGAGGTGAAAATGAATGGCCGAGATCATCAAGACGATTGTTATAGGAAAGTCCTCCACATTGACGGAACGCGAATCACTTTGTCTGACCATAAGTTTGAGCTGTCAGCGACCCCAAGAAACGAAGTGTGGGAACAGCAAGCAGTGCAAATGTTCAGAGAATGGATCAGATGGCGAAAGAGGCAAGAGGAGTTGCGCGAGCTTGGGCCTATGTCAAGGTGATGCACGTTGCGACGATTGTCCGAGCATAGGATAATGGCGCAATGAAGAAGCCTGAACCCACACTAAACGAGATGCGCCTTGCTCTGACGAGGGGCAAAACCAAACATGAGCACGCTCATGAGAAGGCTCGGCTCAATGCCATCAAGATGCTTGGGTTACATGAAAAGAACACGGCTGAAGATCGAGCGCGGGCTCTTGGTTTTGATTTGAATGAAAATCTCTACCACGGCACAAACAGCGATTTTCCTGCATTTGAAAAGCATCCACGTTATGGCGCAGGTACTTACGCTACAGAAGACCCAGAGATTGCGGACATTTATGCAGAGAGTGAGCGTCGTGAAGGTAATGCTCATCCAAATGTATTACCAATTGTTGCTAGGGGTAAAAAGCTTACGGTATCGGATTTGCACCCTGAAGACCCTCATACAGGTGGTTGGTTCAGAGACAACATGGCTAAAGCGACAGGCATGCCTAAGACTCGTCGCATGGAAGAGCAATTGCCAACACATGGCTATGACCGTCTCCAAATAAATGACATGTCGGATTTGGGCGGGGTGCAGACACAACACATGTTCCCAGATCCAAAAGTGATTAGATCAAGATTTGCTGCCTTTGATCCTCATAGAGTTGAGGAAAACGATTTGCTTGCTGCCAAAGGCGGTGAGGTGCATATGGCTGAAGGTGGATCAGGCGACGATTATCGTGGAAGCCATCAAGCACCAGGCCCACACTTTGGCGCACCCATGCACGATGTCTCTAGCAATGGCATGTACCCCGAAGATTTTTATAGCCCAAAGGGTGCTCATTATTATGGAAACATAAATGACCCAATTGACCGAGAAACACATCGCCAAGTGTTGAACGTCAGGGGAAAACCAGATGCTATGGTTACCATACACAGAGCAATCCCAACTTATGTGCATGAAGCCGCAATGAAGACTGAAGACCCCATAAAGCACATGATCCGTCATGGCGATTGGGTTGCAATTCATAAAGGTTATGCAAAGATTCACGGTGAAGGGCCACTTAAAGGGAAGTACAAGATTGCAAGCATGCGCGTCCCTGCCAAACATGTGTGGACTAATGCTGACTCAATCCATGAATGGGGATATCACCCAGATAAAGTCACTCACAAAGCCGATGGCGGAAAAGTTTTATATCATGGGACACCACACACAAAGAGTGTGATTAAAAGATTCCAACCGAAAGGCGGTGGAGACTTTGGTGCAGGCATATACATGACCACAAGCCCTGAGTCAGCAAGTGAATACTCAAAAGGCATATCTGGACAACATCATGGCGCTGTTTATCCTTTACATGCAAACATTAAAAATCCATTGGTAGTCAAAGACAAATATGAAATGAATCATATTTTTGATAGCAATGACACAAACAAACCAATACATGAGTATCTGCAATCAAAAGGCTACGACGGTATTCATGTAACAAAACCTAAAGAGGATAGCGATGAGCAATACTTTGTGGCATTTCACCCAAAGCAAGTTAAGTCATCAATAACAGGTAAAGCCGATGGCGGCGAAGTAAAAGGAAGACCCATGAATGAACCCACATTAGCCCAAATGCGCCTTGAGGTTGCCCGCCATAGCAACCCCGCAGTGATGAACAACATCGGCGTCAATGAAGCCGTGGACATCGATCCTAAGATTTTTATAAATCCCAATCCCAACTCATCTGGATTGCCTGATGTGGGTGGAGTTAAAACACCAAAGGGCCCTTTGCCTATTGGTGGCGTAGATGTCAACCCAATGATGGCGGGCACACAATTCATGCCCCAACAACCACAGCAACAGCCACCACAAGGCCAACAAAGCCCATTCCCTAGCATGGCCCCTTCTGGCTCTGGTTCTCCTCCTGATCAAAGCAATATCTTGAACCTGACGCCTCAAGGTCAAGCCATGAGCGCCATGAAGCCACCGATGACACCCAATATGGCTGATGGCGGATCGATTAATGATATGGTTCGTCAGCGCATGATTGCAGAGGGAAAAATCAATCTTAATCCAGCACATCCTAAGACTGATAGACGTCCGTTTGAAAATTCCGCACAGCGCAACAAACGCATGCCAAAGAATTCCACTTATCCTGAGTCAACAGACCCTATGGATAAGTTTAAAGAACAGGCCATCATGAGATTGGCTCTTGCACAACGCAATAAGGTTCCACACCTTGCAGAGGGTGGACAACCAATTGAGGGCGAGAAATACTTGACCACTAATAATCCTAAGCGAATCTTGTTCCCTGCGGAAGGTTATGGAGATGTTAAAGGTATTGTTGTTCCGCGCCATATGTGGCATGGCAATAACAAAGTCAATGGCATGAAGGAAATTAACAAAGCTCGTGCTGAAGTTTATGGTTCAGAAAATCGTCAACCATTGAACATTGGACAAATTGGAAGAATCCATAAGCAAGTATTGAAAGATCACTTTGCTAAGCCAATAGATGAACAAACATCGGCTGAGAAAGAAGCCCTAGAAAGATTGCGTAAAGCCAAACACATTGGTAAGAATGCAAACACGTTGGATGAAAGCGAAAAGCTTGACACAGTGCGACATGAGTACGATGACAGGGGTCGTTCGCATGTGGGCTATGCGTCAAAGGGAATTGCAGGCTATGCGCTGTACACATCGGGACATGGTGAGAACGAAAAGCATCACATTTTGAACACCTGCCCTGGCCAAACTACAGGGTGCGGAGGTGGCCACGACGAGAACGGCATTGTGGACACAAGCAAGGGCACCTGCTTTGCACCGAATGCTGAGTCCCAGTATGTGAACGCATCGATTCGTAGGGCAAGCCATGAGCAATCCAAGCACGATCCCGCAATGACTAAAGATTGGATCCTTGCCCACACTGGCTCATTGAGACAAGCATCACAGCAAGCTGACAAGAAAAACCAACGCTTGTTGTTCCGTCCCAACGTGGTGGACGAGACCGACGTATCCTCAAGGCATGTATTGCGTCACTTGAACAAACAGCGTCAAGCTATAGGCAAGCCCCCAATCATTGCTAACAGCTATGCAAAGACCAATGAGTTGCACGATCCTGAAAACGGATACTTTGTGACCCATTCAAATGTTGGCCCCAAGGTCAAGCATGGTCAATCCATCTCTGAAAACATTGCAAAAGACAAGCAACGCATTAGATCGACCGTTGGAGCAACCGACGCCAGTGGCAAGGACTTTGTCAATGACGACGGCAACAAAACGCCTCCAAAGAACTCATACATGGTCACTGACGTTAAGCGTGGCTCACCCATGAGTAAAGTTATGCAAAGAGCTCTGAAGTATGCCAAGTACTGGTCAGCAGGCCGTGAAGACCATGAGATCAGCGACGAGGAAAAGCAAGAGGGCGAAGAGGGTCACTTTGATGGCAAGGGCCGCCCAACTACTGAGGAAAAAGCGCACTTTGGTCACATCACCTTCAATGGCAAGCGTTATGACTACCAAAAGCAACACATCCTTCACCCACGCTTGGTGCAAGTTGGCGTGAACAAGGATGGTACAGCGCACATGATTCCAACTGATTCACGATTCAAGGATAACGAGTTTTTGCCTAAAAATCGGTTCATGACTAAAAACGGCAAAGAGGCGGGAGCCATTTTGATGACTACGCCCACCGAGTCAACAAGCAGAGTTGGTCATCACACCTCATTCACTCACCATGTCAATCCTAAGCACATTGATTATGCTATTCGTAACAATGGTGAATACGAAGTCGATCCTCCTTTGCAACAAGAGATGGCTTTGGGTAAGGAATATGTCGCGCCACAAGAGATTAAGATAATGAAAAAACCCAAGAAATTTGCTATGGGTGGATCTGTAAGTAGTGATGATGATTTGGGTGCAGATGATTTCTTGGCATTCCCAGAACAAAATCATCACGCACAAAGAATCCTAGCAAAACGAATTGGTGTAAAGGATTGCCATCAAGTAGATCCAATCCACTATTACAGAAAAAAGGCTAAATAATGAGCGACGAAAACGACATCAACATTGACGAACAGGAAGACGGATCTGCTGTTGTGGACATGCCAGAGATGAATGTCGATGAACTGCCAGATGGTTCAGCGGTCATACAAATTGATGATGGCCCTGAGTTTAATCCTGACTTCTATGACAACTTGGCTGATTCAATTAGCCCAAGCGTTGTCAGTGATTTAGTTTCCAGATACCGTGATCTACTTGAGTCTGACAAAGAAGCTCGTGAACTGAGGGACAAGCAGTATGAAGAAGGAATCAAGCGCACAGGGATGGGGAATGATGCCCCTGGGGGTGCAACCTTCATGGGCGCATCCAAAGTTGTTCACCCTGCAATGGCAGAGGGCTGTGTTGACTTTGCCGCTCGCGCCATTAAAGAGCTCTTCCCATCCGATGGGCCCGTTAAGTCGAAAATTATCGGGAAGCAAGACGACCTAAAGGCGGCGATTGCCGAGCGTAAGGTTGACTTCCTTAACTGGCAGATCACCGAGCAAATGGGTGAGTTCAGGGATGAGCTAGAGCAGTTGTTGACTCAATTGCCTTTGGGTGGCTCACAATACATGAAGCTGTGGTACGACGAAGACAAGAAGCGTCCTTGCATTGAGTTCTTGCCGATTGATCGCGTGATTTTGCCTTTCGCGGCGACTAACTTCTACACGGCACAACGTGCGGCTGAAGTGCATGAGATCACTCAGTATGAGATGGATCGACGCATTGCTTCTGGCATGTACCGTGACATCAACTATGTTCAAGCCACCGAGAACATGGAAGAAGGCAAAGTTGCAAAGGCCAACAACAAGATCGAGGGTAAGCAGTTCGAAACCAATAAAGATGGACTGCGCAAGGTTTACCACATCTATACATGGTTAGAGTTGGAAGACGACAAGGAAACGCACGGTAAGAGCGCTCCCTACATCTTCATGATTGATGAATTAGACAATGAATGTCTAGGCATCTATCGTAACTGGGAAGAGAGCGATGAAACCATGTCCAAGTTGGATTGGGTGGTTGAATTTAAGTTTATCCCTTGGAGGGGTGCATATGCGATTGGTCTCCCTCATCTCATTGGTGGATTGTCCGCCGCCCTCACTGGCTCGCTTCGTGCGCTCTTGGACTCAGCCCACATCAATAACGCGGCAACGATGCTCAAGCTTAAAGGAGCCAAGATTAGTGGGCAAAGCCAACAAATCGACGTTACTCAAGTAGTTGAGATCGAAGGCGCACCAGGCGTACAGGACATCCGTCAAATCGCCATGCCCATGCCCTTCAACCCACCAAGCGCAGTGCTATTCGAGCTCTTAGGCTTCTTGGATAAGGCTACAAGCTCCGTTGTGACTACGGCCGAGGAGAAGATAGCTGACGCCACTTCTCAGATGCCTGTGGGCACTACACAAGCTTTGATTGAGCAAGGTTCACACGTTTATTCATCCATCCATGCTCGCTTGCATGCATCGCAAGCTAAGGTGCTAAAGATTCTTTGTCGATTGAATCGTTGGTACTTTGACGACATGCAAAAGGGTGAGGACGTATCTGACCTTGAAGTAACCCGTGAAGACTTTGCTCGAAACACGGACGTTGAGCCAGTATCAGACCCCAATATCTTCTCTGAGACACAACGCATGGCTCAGAACCAAGCGGTGTTGAGTCTGGCACAACAACACCCAGATCAGTTTAAGATGAGTGCGGTATTGGCTCGTTTGCTCAAGCAAATGAAAATACCCAACATTGAGCAGATCATGGTGGACGTGCCCGCGCCTGAACAGCGTACATCAGCGGATGAGAACGCGGCCATGTTGTTAGGTCAAACTGCATATGCGTATGTACAGCAAGACCACATTGCGCACATACAAGACCATCTGCAGTTTGGATTGAATCCATTTTTTGGCCAATCTCCATTTGCAGATCCAAACTATTTGAACAACCTCATTGAGCACATTAAACAGCACATGACGCTGTGGTACATCAATAGGTCAAACGGATACGTTGAAGACGCAACAGGCAAGCCTGTGGACGAATATGACGATCCCAACTATACGCCGACTATTGACAAGCTTTATACGGTCGTTGGCGCGCATGTGATGATCGATACACAACAAGTGTTTGGTCAATTTACACCTGCGTTTCAAAAGCTTATACAGATGTCACAACAAGGCAAAGGGCCTGCACCTTTACCACCTGATGCGCAAGTCGTTAAAGACACAAGCACTGCTGAGACACAACGTAAGACACAGAAAGATCAGCAAGACTTCCAAATTGCACAAGCCAAGTTGCAAAAGGATATGCAAGAACACGCGATTGACAATCAGACGAAGATTCAGATTGAAAACGCAAAGTTGACGCATGAGACCATTCAAACGGTGGCTCAAGCTCAAGCGCAGGCCCAACCGCCTGCGATTCCTGCGGCACCCGCCGCTCCCGTAACCCCTGAACAAGGAGCTCCAAATGGCAACATCTGATTACGAACAGAGAACCGCTAATGTGCCCCAACACAAGCGTATCGCTCAAGGCGAGAAGCTTGATGGCACAGCGATGGAACCAAAAGGTGGAAGTAAATCTTCATCTTCTGGCTCTAAATCTGGCGGACTATCACACGCTAGTAAGAAGAAATGATCGAAGCATTGATCCATAGGATCAAAATACGGCAAGCAGAATTGCAGGTTTCCTTGGCTCAAGGCATTCCGCAGAACTATGAGTCGTATCAACGCATGGTTGGTGAGTATGCAGGTGTGCAATACGTTCTGGATACCATCGACAACATGTTGGAAGAAGAGAAAGATTACGATTAACCATGCGCTGAAAAGCGCGTTTATGCACCTGAGATATGGTGTGAAGGAAAAATATGACTGAAAGCAAGCCTATTCCCACAATCGAGGGAAGTAGCGGAACGCCCAATGCTGATGAATTAGCTTGGGCCTTTCCTGAAGTAAGCCCAGGGCAACGCCC